GTTCTGATATATCAGCTTTCATTAACATATCACAATCCATAAACAACGCCCAACCTGAATAGTCCATAAGTTTAGGTACAATAAATCTACTAAAAGAAAACTCTGTGGATTCTATCTTACTTCGTTCTCTACTAAATTCGTATTTAATATTAGGTTGATAGAGTGGAGTTATCCTAATTGGTCTTGTTGCATTCCGTAATATACTTTGTGATAGAACATGGTACGCAATCTTTTCGTTTCTATCGTATCCTATAAAAATATTAATCATTTGTTTGTTTCACCCATTCCGGACTATTATCCTTGTATTTTCTTTTACCCTTTTTGTGATCTATGTAAGGGTTAATTTCTTTATCTCTAGCAATAATGTGACCACCATGACCATCATTCTTATTTCTCTCTTTAGGTTTAATCATATTTCTTGTATTATCAAAAGCATGGCAATCTGTTTTGTTTACCATATTATATATCTTATCTTCTGTATAGTGACTTAAATATAAATCAAAAAATTGTTTACTATTTTTATCTTTACAATTGAAACCTATGACACCACATTCAGTATAGTGATCTCTACCATAGAAAGTAACAAACTTATCATCAGGTATAAAAGTATCCATGTAGTTATCAGGAAATTGTTTCATAAAAATATTATCTGCGTCTAACCACATAAACTTTTTACCTAGTTTACTTGCATGATATTGTGCGAATACTTTGTGTGAAAATCTTACTGCGTTTTGTAAGAAGTCACTGTCATCATTCCATATTTTATCTTTGTGTCTTTCTTTAAACGCAACTAGTTCTGGCATTTCTTTTAGTATATTTACATAAGTTATACCAGCGTAATTAGGATATTGATAATCTTCTTCTACATAACAAATCATTTTGATTGTTTGTTTTGTTTCAGCATATGTTTGTAAAAATTTATATGCATAATCATCATACAATCTTTTATTAAATGTAGTGATGAAAAATTTATCTTCGTCTGTCCAAATTAACTTTTCCATCTTCTCAAATCTTCTGTTATCATATCATTAACCATACTCTCTAATGTATGTTTAGGTCTCCACAATAACTTATGTCTTGCCTTTGTATTATCACCTACAAGTAAATCTACATCTGCTGGTCTAAAAAATTTAGGATTAGTTTTGATTATATGTTCTCTAGTATGTGTATCTATTACTTCATGTCCATTAAATTCGTAAGCTAAATTTAGTTTATCTAAACATAATGTTATAAAATCTTTTATGGATACTGTTCTACCAGTAGATATAACATAATCATCTGGCTCATCTTGTTGTAACATTAACCACATCGCTTCAACATAATCTTCAGCATGACCCCAATCTCTAAACGATTCAATATTACCTAGTTCTAATACTTTACCTGTCTTTGTATATTCTACTAAACCTTTTGTAATTTTTCTAGTAACAAATTCCTCACCTCTCATAGGACTTTCATGGTTAAATAAAATACCACTACAAGCAAAGAGACCATAACTCTCTCTATAATTAACAGTCATATAATGAGAATAACATTTAGCAACACCGTATGGACTTCTTGGATAAAATCTTGTTGTTTCTGATTGTGGAGTTTCTTGTACTTTACCAAACATTTCACTTGTTGAAGCTTGATAAAATTTAATCTTTGGATATTTGTTTCTAATAACTTCTAATATGTTTAGAACACCTAAAGAATTTGTTATGGTTGTTACTTGTGGTTGTTCAAATGATAGACCTACAAATGATTGTGCCGCCAGATTATAAAACTCATCTGGTTGTACTTTGTCAATAGTCTTCTCTATATTATAGGGTTCTCCCAAATCAAAGTCTAAAAATTCTATTTGATCTGTAATTCCTAGTTCATCTAAACGCCAGTGTTTAAGGCCAGTATTACGCCTCTGAGCGCCGTATACCTTGTATCCTTTTGATAGTAGTAGTTTCGCTAGATAACCACCATCTTGTCCTGTAATTCCTGTTATAATCGCTTTCTTCATAATCTTTTCCAACAAGTCATAACTCTAACTCGTTCTAACTCCTTTTCATTATTTACATCAACAACTTCAATGTGTGTATAACCTTTCATTCTGGCATACGTTAATCTTTTGTTTCCATATTTTAATTGACCATCAAATAAAATTAAAGGCCAATCCATAATTTCATCTATACTATTATATAGTTTAACAAATTGGTCAGCATCTATGACACTATGAGAAAAATTTATTTCTTGTACATCAACAACTAATGTTTGACAACCTTCTATATTATTTTTCGCTTTTAGAATTTTCATAACCAACTTTTGCTATATAATAACTATCTACAATATCTGTAACAGGATTGTTTAATTTACCCATATCAAACATTTTTAATAAGTCTTGTTTTGTATGTTCTTTAAAACTATCATACATTAATTGTTTGTCTGCGTTTCCTTTACCTGACGCAAACTTTTTAACAACACTTGGTACAACTGTATCATACAATATAGAGGGTGACAGTTGTAATCTATATTTAAGTATACCGCAGTTCTCAGCGATTTGAAATACTGCTTGACCTTTAGAGCCAAACGAGTAACCCTCAATAAAAACTTTTGCTGTATCTGATTTGTGTTTGTGAATTGTATCCAGAGCCCAATTAGAAATGTTTGTAAATCTTTCAATAGGTGTGTTGTATTCTTTATGTTCATAACCAAATATATTCTTACCAAATTTACCAATATGTTTCTTCTTACTTGTTAGAAAGTGAAAAGAACATTTGTCAAAATCAAAGTCATCACCTGCAATACAAATTGCAGGACTATTTAAACTGTAATCAATTCCAACTATCGTCTGTTGCTTCTTCTGGTATTTCATGCTCACCATCTTCCTCTGATTCTACTTCGTATCCACAGAACGGACAAGTCAAGGGTTGTAAATCTTGTTCTTCTTCGTCCCATACTATGGTATATTTAGTAGTACAGTTAGAGCACTTCTTTATAACTTTTTCCATTATAGTTTAAATTTTTTAAATTGATCTTTCTTAACGTCTTGTTTTATTCCACCAATAACATAACTTTCTATTTCAGTTTCTTGTGGAGCATTTTGTGTTCCTCTACTGTTTAACCAATGATCTGTCCATGGTAATGGATTAGACTTTTGATCGTACACAGGAGTTAACCCTATCGCTTTCATTCTTCTGTTAGCGGTATACTCTACAAATTGATGTAATAATTTTTCCGATAAACCTATCATAGAACCTTTTGAAAATAGATAAGTTGCCCATCTTTTTTCTTCTCCTACTGCATCATCATACATTGCATAGACTTCTTTTTCAGTATCTTTAATCACTTTGTCCATAGTCTTATCTCGTTCTATATCTCTAAAGTTGTTTATAATTCTTTGAGATACTGCTAGGTGTTGACTTTCATCTCTTGCGATAAATGAAATAATCTTTGCTGATCCTTCTAATAATTTAAGTTCACCAAAAGCAAAACTACAAGCAAACGATACATAAAATCTTAAACCTTCTAGTATGTTTACTGTAATCAAAGCTTTCCATAATTTTTTCTTTAACTCGTATTCTTCAACTTTTGTTTTGTCAAGTTGATATTTGTAACCTGTCAATATTAAATCATCATAACATTGTGTTACAGAATTTGCTCTCTTTTCAATCTTCTCATCTTTAATAATAGTATCAAATACTTCACTAGGATCAGAATATAAATTCTTTATGATGTATGTATAACTTCTACTATGGATTGTTTCCATAAAGTCCCAAGTTACAATACAGCCTTCTAGTTCTGGTAATGATACAAATGGTAAGAATGCTAAACAAGGACCACGACCTTGTACACTATCTAACATAGTTTGATATTTTAAGTTAGAAGTAAATATATCTTTTTGCTCTGGTCTTAACTCTTGGTAATCGTTTCTATCTTTTTGTAAAGAAACTTCTTCTGGTCTCCAAAAGTAACCAAGTTGTTGTTGAGTTAATTTATCAAATATAGGATATTTCATAGTGTCATATCTTTGTACAGCCAAGTCCTCTCCAAAGAACATTGGTTGTTTTAAAAAGTTGACACTTTTTCCTTTATTAAAAACTGATTTTGCCATAGCGTTTTATTTATTACTTTCTTAAATTGTACAAGAATCACAGTTCTCTGGATCCTCATCTTCGTTAGTTTGTCCTTCTGGTACATTATCTACGAAACCAATTGGGTGAGCTGGTTCGTCAATATCTTTTTTAGCATCATATGTATTTTGATAGTAAGAAGTCTTCCAACCTAATTTATATGTCATCAATAAATCTTGTGCCATTTGTGATAATGGTACTTGGTTTTCTTCAAAGTGATCTGGATTGTACGACCAGTTACCACTTATCGCTTGGTCAAAATACTTCTGCATTACAGCTACTACATTGATATAACCTTCGTTTGATTTCATATCCCATAGTAAAGTATAATTTGATTTTAATTTTTTGTAGTCAGGTACCACTTGTTTCAATGGACCTTTCTTACTTTTCTTAACACTTAAATAATCTCTAGGTGGCTCAATGCCGTTAGTAGCATTTGAGACCACACTAGATGATTCTGATGGCATTTGAGCAGATAGTGTGCTATGTCTGAGTCCGTGCTCTTTAATTTCTTTCCTTAACCACTCCCAATCATAAGTTAGATTTCTGGTTACAACCTCGTCTACCTCTTTCTTGTAAGTGTCTATTGGTAAGATACCATCAGAATACTTTGTTCTATTAAAAAATTCACAAGGACCTTTTTCTTTTGCTAGATCATTACTTGCCTTTAATAGATAATATTGAAATGCTTCTGTCAGTTTATCAACTTGACGCCAGCCTAATTTTTGTTCATATGAATAACCTTTTTTAGCTAGATAGTGGGCAAGACCAATATAACCTATACCTAAACTTCTTCTAGCCTTTGTAGATATTTCTGCTGCCATTACAGGATACTTTTGATGATCTATTATTTCGTCTAAACTTCTTACAGCTAGATCACATAGTTCTTCTAGTTCGTCTCTCTTGTCAATCTTTCCAACGTTGATGGCAGATAGAATACAAAGGGCTATTTCACCTTCGCCATCTATGTGTTGGATTGGATCAGTAGGGAGTGTGATCTCTTGGCATAAGTTTGACATTCTAATCAAATCTTTAAATGATGAGTGAGAGTTACAGTGATCTATATTCATTATATAAATTCTACCTGTTTCTGCTCTTTCTTTTAGTATGTCAAAAAATAATTCTTGTGCACCTATTTTCTTTTTCTTAATACTTAATTTTCTTTCTGCTTT